AAGCTCCTGGGTAACTAGATAGGGATTTTATGGCGTTATAGCGTGTGGCTGGATAAACCAGCGTGCCAGCTAATAAATTCCGGAAATTAATATTTTCATTAAACATCGGAATGAGTGCCATTAGAAGGGAACCCACCAAGAACGGTGACCCTGAAACACTGACCATCACATTAAAATCGCCTCTGATCCACGCCACATTTCTCAACTTGGACCTAATAGTTGGATCACCGAAAAACAAACTAGAAATATCGTAAAGAAGATCTAGGTCAGATCCTATAGTCCAAGGACTTGTGCCAATAAAGACAGGGCGAGCAAAAAGTTTCTTAATGTCATACTCATTATCGCGAATCGAAGTGGTATTGAGCGTTATTTCGGGCATTGGTTCTAACATAGTATCACCAGATTCGTCCTCCATTGTTCCAACCTTATGCTCATGATCAGGAGCTATACCACTCATGCCAAGAATACCTGATTGCTGTGATATCTGAAGCGCTGTTTGATTAGCTAAAATCTTCTCTAGCCTATCTATGGAATTATTATACGCCTGTATAGAACTGGTAATTGTAAAGACTTTCTCAGCATGATCTCTGTAAACACTATTGGATGCATAAACAAAAGAACGGCGTACATACTGAGGATCCGCCTGAAAGAGAGGATCTTTTTGATCCACTTGCTCAAGAAGGGACTCTCGAGCAGTGTGAAAATCGCTTAAAAGCGAACGTAAATGAGAAGTATCGGCGACCCGTGGTAAACAGTCTGGTTCTACGGGACAAGAATCACCAGACGTGTTGCGTTGGCCCTCGGCCAAATTGTCCCCGCGACATAGTACACAACAAACTACATCTCCTAAAGGATGGGGCGCTGTCTTCCCCTCCTGACAGCGATAACTAAGGGAGGCATAAAAACGTTTTATAAATAAATCGGACCAAAGTGGTAAATCGTTATCAAGATAAACGCTAGGAAAACTCGAAAACCACATAAGATGAATACGCGCAACCAATTCATGGAATTTAATACAATCCAAATGATAGAAACTCTCTATAATAAAACTAACAACCGTAGATTTCATCTGATCACTAATCGTAACGTTCTTGGAGGGAATATGAACATCTAAC